AGTCTTCACGTTCTTCGGAACCGCCTTTATGTTCTTCGGAATCGCTTTCAAGTTCGCTTTCACCCGATTAACTACCGACTTTACCCGACCAACCGTGGGCTTACTTGTTTCGCGGTTTGTTCTTTTTGCAGCCATAAAACTAAATTATTTCACCGCTGCCTCCGCTTCAACCTCTGGCTCGGCTTGTTCAGTCATGGAAGCCGTTAGCAAACTCATAAAGTGATTTCTACCACCGTGAGCTTGATCGAGGTTGAAGCTGATCTGTCGAATCTTGTTCTCCAAGTCAGCTACATGGTTGAGTAGCGTGACTTGCTCCTGCGAGAGATCAGCTACGTTATGTTCCTCACCGTTGATAACAACGGTCTGTCCTTGTTCTTTTTCTTCTTTTTTAGCCATGACCAAATTCTATGCTTCAAGCTGCTTCACCCGTGCGCTCAACTCCTGCACCGCCTTGATCAGCGGCATCACCAAGTTGCCATATTTCACACCAAGCATTCCGTTGGGTGACTCGATAACCAGCGGGAAGTCTACGCCAGCTTCGTCCATCGCCGCCTTAACATCCTGCGCTATCAAGCCAATGTGCGGTGCTTCAATGTCGTCTGGCCGGTCATCTGCCGGAACGGTGACTGTCTCGTAAACTGCATCCTTCGCCTCGACGGCGGCACTAACGAGTCGGCGTTCGGTGACTTCTTCACGCGCCGGTTCAGCCGGTCTGGTGATGTGCGTCTCTGTCCACTCGTCCTTGGCTTCAACGACAACGACCTCTTCCTTGATCTCCTCTTGTGCCTCACGAACCAAGCGGCGTTCAGTGTGTTCCTCCTTGGCTTCGCAAGTGCAGACGCGCTCGGTGACTTCTTCGACGGCTGGAATTGTGATCGTCTCGGTGACTTCCTCTACGGCTGGTGTGACAGTCGTTTCGGTCTTTTCTTCCTGCGCCTCTTGCACAACGAACGTCTCGCGCACTTCTTCCTGTGCGGTCTGTTGGATGTACTCTTCCATCACCGGACACTTGTGGATGACCGGCTCGGTGACTTCGGGTTGCGCCTCGACAGCTTCAACACCTTCTACCGCTTCGACTGCCTCCACCGCCGCCGTCTTCTCGTCGCCAACAGCTTTGCCTTCTGGTAACTCGTCACCTTCCTCGTAGTAAGTGGCGGCAACTGCCTCAACACCTTCTACGGCTTCAACCCCGGCAACAGCTTCAACTGCCGCTGACACAACAGTCACGCACGGTGTGCCGTCTGGATTGACTACCGGGTGATCTGTGTAAAGTGGTGTGCGCTCGATGCGCGTCTCTGTCTCGGTGATCTCGTTGCGAACGTAAGCATCGCCATCGCCTTTCACGAACTCAACGCGAGTCGATTCTTCGGTGACTTCCTTCTCACTGAACTTATGGCGTTCGCCTACGATCTCCTCACGCGCTTCCTGTGTCACTCGTTCCTCGGTGATCTCTTCTTGCGCGTGTTGGACGATGTGCGTGTCGCTGCGTTCCGGTTGACCGTGAACAACCACGTTCGTCTCGGTGCGTTCCGCTTCTGCGCGAACAACAACCTGATCCTCGTAGACTGCTTCTTCCGCTGGATGAACGATCTCTTCCCACTCCTCGTCACACGCTTCTTGCACAACGCGCATTTCGCGTACTTCCTCAACTGCGGGATGAACTTCCTCGCGGGTTTCTTCCGCACACGCATCACACGCCTCTTGGACAACTACATCTTCCCACACCTCGTCGGCTGCTTTGACTGCTGGGGAGACAAGTTCTTCGTGAGTTGACTCCGACCACCTGCTTTCACGAATTTCTTCGGGGAAATCTGCCGGGTTGATCTTCTTAAAACTGACCGCGTTCAGCTTGTCAATGAAGTCCAAGCCAACCGCTGAATCAGCAACGTCCTTCTTAATGCGAGTGTCAGACGGTGAAACTATTGCCGTGTCGTAGCACCAAAGTCCGTTGGTCGAGTTGATCGACGAGTTCCCCAACATAATGGAATCCCCGCCTTGGCCAACCGCTGCGTAACCAATGGCAATTTCGTTCTCTACGCCAGTTGCAGCAGAACCGCGTGTCGCTGCACCAAGATATGTACACTCACGAATATCAGTTATGGGTGTGCTACCATCCGCCAAGTAAGTACCAGCGAAACTGCCGATTCCTGTATTGAGATCGCCGTCATCAACATTAAGTCCGTAAAGTGCAGCATAACCAATCGCTGTATTTTGTTCTTCCGCATTGTCGGCTCCAGCCAATGAGGCATAACCCATCACGGTATTTTTTACGCCAGCGGCAACTGCGGTAGCTGCCAGCGAACCAACAGCCGTGTTAGTAGCACCCGTTGCCAGCTGCAACGCTTGGTAACCAACTGCCGTGCTGCTGTCGGTAGTAGCAAGCGCACTCCCCGCTTGGTGGCCGATCAGCACGTTCTTTGTGCCGCTGGTGATTGCGTCACCAGCAGATGCGCCGATGGCCAAGTTGATATTGGCTGCGGCGTATGAAGCGTGTGCAAGCGCACTTGTCCCGATAGCTATGTTGTCTGATGTAGCGGCAGTACAACCACCTAGCGCATCTTTGCCAATGGCTATGTTGGCGTCAGCAGCACCAGCCAACGCATCAGCAGCTTGAAATCCAATGGCCACGTTGTAATCGCCGGTGGTCATTGCCGTGCCAGCTTTGTAGCCAACAAGTACGTTTCCGGGTGCGCCAGCTAGTGCCAATCCAGCATCATAGCCAACACAAGTGTTGTGATCGTTATCGCCAGCCGTGTGCATCGCGCGATAGCCAACAGCAACATTGCCATCACCTTTAGACGCAAGCATCGCGGCGTGACCAACCGCAGTGTTTTGATCGCCGTCAGCGTGCGCGGCCAACGCGTTGCCAGCTATGTAACCAATCAGCGTGTTATCACCAGAACTCGTAATCGAAGCACCCGCATAATTACCAACTGCAAGATTGATGGCAGCAGAGTTTTGTGCAGCGAGTGCAGTGTAGCCGATTGCGATGCAGTGGTCTGAACCAGCTATGTCTGCGCTCAACGCACCAGACCCAATAGCTATATTGTAGTGTTCCCCACCATTGCAGCCGTCCAATGCACCGTGTCCAATAGCTATGCAATCGTGATTATCTACTAACGTTGTGCCAGCGTCCTTACCAATTAACACATTGGAATAACCAGTAGTCACCGCATCACCAGCAAGTGATCCTATGATTACGTTGTCCTGTCCGGTCGTGATTACTTTGCCAGCAGCGTTGCCAACCAGCGTGTTGTCGCTGCCGTAGACATTGCTGCCACCATCTGTGCCGCCACCAAACACACCGCTACTGCCAGCTTCGTAGCCAATTGCGGTGTTGTTCTTACCACCATAAGTAACTCCGTTGCCAAGATTGGTGAGTGCGTTGTAGCCAACTGCTGTGTTCTTTGAATCGACACGGTTCTGGAATGCCAATGCAGCATAGCCAATCGCGGTACAACCATCTGCGCCACTTGTTTCCGCGCTTAACGTATGTGAACCGATTGCCGTGTTGTAGTGTTCGCCAGTATTCGCTGCGTCTAATGCGTTGATACCGATGGCTACGTTACTGATACTGTCTGTTAAAAGTTTACCAGCATCTCTGCCAACCAACACGTTGTCATATCCTGAACTAAGTGTGTAACCGGCGTTGTAACCCATCACAGTGTTACTATCACCACTCATTGCTGTGGTGGTGTCCTCGGTAGAACTGCCAGCAAACCCGCCAACTACGGTGTTGTAATTGCCTGTGCCTCTCGCATAAGACATCATACCTACCGCTGTGTTTCCGTGTGTATTAGCTATGTCATTACCCGCAAGATAGCCAACCAGCGTGTGATTAGTGCCACCAACAATCGCAGCACCCGCTTGACCGCCGATTGCCGTGTTCTTTACGTCAGCGTTTTGTGACTCTAGTGCGGCTTTGCCAATAGCTACACAATAATCTGCGCCAGATGTTTCTGCGCCTAATGCGCCCGTGCCGATTGCGATGTTGTGGTGTTCACCTGTGTTGGCAGCGTCTAAAGCACCGTGACCGATGGCTATGTTGTTATTGTTGTCTGTGAAATTTGCACCGGCTTCTGTGCCGATTAGCACGTTGTAAGCACCCGAAGTAAGATCAAAGCCAGCACTTTGACCTATTACCGTATTGCTCCCGCCGGTAATCACACCGTTACCGCCAGCGTCACTACCAATGTACACGCTGTGGGTTCCACTCGTTATGTTCAGTGCAGCATCCTTACCGATAGCCACATTATGATCACCAGTAATCGTTCCAACACCACCGGCCAGATAACCCACATACACGCTGTCTGTGCCACTGGTGAGTGCGACTGCTGCATTATAGCCAATCGCTACGTTGTTTGAGTTGTTGGTGTTTTGAACTTTTAGCGCACTAAACCCAACGGCTACACAACCACCGGCTGAATCTTCGCTTACAAGTGCCTCGTGTCCAATGGCTACATTACCTACTGCGTCTGTTACACTGCTTAATGCGCTGTATCCGATACCTACGTTCTTATTCCCCGTAGTCGTTGCATCCAGCGCGTAGTTCCCCACGGCAATGTTCCAGTTGCCGGTGGCGTTGTCAGAATTGTCGCCAGCAGAGTCAGCGGCTTTTAGCGCCCTGTAACCAATCGCAATGCAGTCATCTACGCTGGTTGCGAAAGTGGCAGCATCGTTTCCAATAAAAGTGTTTCGGTTTCCAGTTGTTTGGTATCCAGCGTAAACACCAACCCCTGTATTATAGTCTCCTCCTGTACAGAACCTGAGGCTAAAAGCACCGACTGCCGTATTTTGCGCTCCGTCAGTTATCGCAGCAGCAGCACTATGACCAACCGCAGTCAGACTTGACGCACTCGTCGCTGCGCTGGCAGCACTAGAACCAACCGCTGTTGCGTTGCTTCCAGTGAATACAGCAAGTGTATCTTTACCGACAGCCGTGTTATCACTAACGCAATCTGCGTTTAACGCTGATGAACCAACAGCGGTGTTGTTTGCGCCATCAACCGTCTGCAACGAAGCATAACCAACAGCCGTGTTGTTATTTCCAGAAGTGGCTACGCCTAAAGCATCCTTTCCGACAGCAGTTAAATATGTCTGACTACCAGCGGCGTCTGCCGCGTTGTAACCAACAGCGGTTGCGTCGCTGCCTGTGAACACATTGAGTGCCGCTCTACCGACTGCTGTGTTGTTACTCACACAATCAGCACCTAACGCAACTTGGCCAACTGCGGTGTTGCTTGCACCGTCAACAGTTTGCAACGCACCCGTGCCAACCGCTGTGTTGTTATTACCGCTTGTGGCTGCACCTAAAGCACCTTGACCGACTGCTGTTAAATTTGTTTGTGCGACAGCTACATCCGCTGCACCAGAACCTATGGCAACTGCATTGCTGCCGGTGAATACGTTAAGTGCTTCAAAGCCGACAGATACATTGTTACTGACGCAATCTGCACTTAATGAACCAGCACCAACCGCAGTGTTCTGTGTGCCGTCAACTGTTCCGTTCAAACACGCAAAGCCAACGGCGGTGTTGTAATTGCCAGATGTGGCTGCACCTAAAGCATCTTTGCCGATGGCAGTTAAACCTACATTGCCAACAGCGGCATCTGCTGCGCCGCTACCTACGGCAGTTGCATTGCTGCCGGTGAATGCTTCAAGTGTTTCGTGTCCAACAGCCGTGTTGTGATCAGCGCAGTTTGCGCCCAAAGCGTCTTTGCCAACCGCTGTATTGTAGTTGCCGTCATCACTAGAACCCAAAGCATTGTAGCCAACAGCTACTATGCTGGTCGCACTTGTCGCCGCATCTGCTGCTTTTGAGCCAATTGCTGTGGCATTGCTGCCTACGAAAACCCGCAACGCATCATCGCCTACCGCAGTGTTGTCATCGATACAATCAGCGTTTAATGCCTTATAACCAACTGCCGTGTTTCTGTTACCATCAACTGTCTGCAAAGATAATGCGCCAACTGCCGTGCCTTCAGTTCCTCCAGTTGCAGCCGCCATTGCGCTACTACCCACGGCTGTTGCATCACTGCCGGTGAATGCTGTGAGTGCTAATGCGCCAACTGCCACATTATCGTCTGCACAAGCCGCTCTTAGCGTATACGCGCCAACGGCAACATTTTGCAAACCAGATACCAAGGCTTCACCCGCCGCATAGCCAACCGCTGTATTGGCATCGGCAGCATTACTGGCGAGCGCACCCAGCGCATCTTCACCAATAGCAACATTTCGTATTGCGGTTCCGTATGACGCATTCGCATCTAGCGCATTTTTACCAATTGCCACACTTGAATCGACACCATTCGCACCGTGGCCAATGTCCAGACTGCCGACTGTGATGCTGCCAGACGGGATACTGACTACGCCAGTCGACGAGATGGTCATACGAGTGGTTCTAGCGCCCCCAGTTGCTTCGGTGCTAAATTCAAGTTTGCCTGCGTCAGCCGCACCGTCTTGCGCTGCGCCAACGTGGCACAAATACTTGTCACCATCTTGTGCGCCAAAATAAATGCTTCCCAATGAACCCGATGTGGCTCCGGCTGTGCGCGTCAGCAAAATATCCGGCTCTCCTGCGTGGTTGATTTGTATATGTCGGTCTGGCGCAGCGACACCAATACCCAATCGCAACGGATCACCCGCGCTGCCGCCTTCGACGAAGTAAATCCCCTCGCCAGCGTCTTGGTTGCTGTTGTCCCATTGCGTGACCGAACCAGCACCATCAGATTTGATGATGGGTTCGTTTTCTATCGTAATCCCCTGCGCCCTAATGGCTCTAGGGGGAGTAATTGATGCTCCCATTTTAGGTTCTCCTTATTTTATCCAAACTCTACATAGGAAACGCGGCCTGTGCTTGCTGAACAAACCGAAACCTGTCCAACATAACCATCTATACTTACAGACCCGCCGTTTCCATCATCAGCCGCCCCGCCCCCCGGCAATATGTAGTGCCATGAAGATGATGTCGCTGATGCTCCCAACTTAACATACACAATCGTCGTGCCTTGATTTGTGACAGAAAACGCTTTGCGATGATCCGCCGCCGTCATCAAGGTAACTGATGATGTGTCGGAAAGCACTGTGGCTCCACCGTTAGCGGGAGAGGTAATTGTTCTTGCCCCTGTTACTGCTCTTACTTTCATAATTTAATATCCTAAAACACTTGTTCGTCTAACCTGACCTTGTTGTCTGTAAATCTTGTCCGCTTCCAGCGTGATGATCCCCTCGGCGTTCTGGTCTTCAGCAGCCGCAATATCGGGCTGGCCGTTGGCCCTTAAATAATCCGCGTATATTCCACGGACTAGATAGCTCTCAAAAATTTTAGGGACTAATATTTTCTTCCAATTAGTAGTGTCGGTAGAATCTGGTTGGTGATCCCCGGCAGAACGAACAGTTTTAGCTTCCCAAAAATGACCAGAATAATAAAGCTGATCTCCTATTTCTAGTTGAGCAGTAGTAATGTCTCCCTTCAATTCCGGCCTAATAATCCTATATTCGACATAAAGCGGCGAGGTAGTAGTGAAAACAGTAACTGTTTTGCCAGAATTAGTGTCGCTATCAGTACCATCATCGTACAATATAAAATCAATACCGGAACGAAGCGTAGTTTTTCTAGGGTTCTTGTCATACACTTCCAGTATTTCTCCGGCATCTGTTGGATACGCAATGGTGCTTACGCTGTCGGTTGTCGTGACGGTAAGCTCTGAAATTCTTAAAAGGTCGGGCCAGTATTCTGTTTCCCACGCCAACGCCATGCGAGGGTTTGCCAAGTCCCGAACCTGTTTGAAAAAATGGGTGGGTAAGTTGTCCCGGTCAAGACCAGCCAACTGTGCTACTCCATAAACTACATTGCTAAATTTAAGCGTTCGCATCTACTTCAACGCGCTCGTTTGGGCCAAACACCTTTCGATATGTGACACGGCCTCGCGGAGTGTCGTAATATCCGTGTTCTTTTTTTCCACCGTACCCAACTTGGGTCTTTCCACTAACGGACTTGACCCGGCTCTCTGGATTATCCCGCAAGTATTCCTTCATAAACTTGCGGTCATTCCAGCATTCGTACCCCAATCGCTGCCCCCAGTGATGGTAGGAAGTCGCGTCGATTCTAGCTTTCTGCTCTCCTATTGCAGAGTGCTTCGCCTCGTCTCGCGCTTGGGTTGCGATATTGGAGGATTGGTTGACCCGCGAGCCTTGATACTCGCGAGCCAACCGCCCCTTCAAACTCGCCGCCACAAGGGCAGACATTTCGTCTGATAATCCCTCTGGGGCGTACATTATTACGATGCTCCGTTAAAGAACCCGTACGCGCTGGGATTGTGAATCACCAGTGCGGCCATTGCCTCAATCAACCTCGCCGGGCCACCGCCGTTGTCAGTCAATTCCTTGATCTGCGGTAGTTTGCCATAACGGATTTCAGCCTTGTCAAACGGGATAACGTATCCCTTGAAAGGCGCGGCCGTAACAGTTTGGCCATGCGTGGTCTTGGCTGCGCTAGAACCCGTGGTCGCAGTCGTGCTTATGTGAACGGTGGGGTGTAGTCGTAGTCGGCCGAAATCACCTTCGAACACATCGATCACGTTGATATACGACCGCTCACTTGCCGCTTGATTGAAGGTTTTAACCGCAATTTGGTTATCTGCTTCTGTCGCGGCAACTGCCGTGTGCGATTGCGTGAAGTTCGTAAACGAACGCTTCAAGGTCGGGCCAAGGAGCAGATCGTAGTCACGAATCGTGCCGGTAGTGTTGTAGATACTCTTCAACACATCTTGCACGTTTCCTTCAGTGAGGTTTGCCGCAGTTGCGGTGCTGATTGAATCCCCCGGACACAAAAACCCGGTCGGTACAAAATCATCCGTAGATGTGTTTGTCCCAGCCGCATGGAGAAAACTCCCCAAGCCTTTTGTGATGTACGGGTTCTGACTCCCACTCTCCGCGTCTGCGTCCGTGTTGCCCAAGAACGCCAACTCCATGTCGCGCTTGATCTCCACCAATTTCTTGGCGATACCATTCGCGAGTTCCGACTTAACGCCAGCAACAATCTGAATCTCGTCTGCAAGATTCGAAATACGGAACGTGCGCCGAAAAATCTGCACATAGTTCTGCATCAACTTACGATTGACGCCGGGGTTAACGTAGTCACCTGTTACAACGTCTGTCGCTTCAAATATACCAGTGTTGACTGCGGCCTCGTACTTATCCATTTGCCACCCCATCACCACATTGCCGGGCTTCTTCCCTTTTTTCGCAAGAGACGAAAAAACAGTAGATTTAGCATCGACATTGGAGATCAAGTTAGACAAATCCTCTCTACCACCCGATTGGATGGCGTTATATCCAGCTTCTAAAAGAACTGCCATATGATTTTATCTTTCCTTATCTATGAGTATACACATACCCAGTATTATAAGTAATCATTTAAGATTACGTTTGCCAAGGAATCCTCATCTTTAGACTTATCAAAAGATTTCCTAGCGGAAGCTGAACGGGCGGCAGCGGGTTTAACCTGTGTTGGGGCAGATGTGGGGGCTGCTGGTTGGGCGGGTGCTTTGGCTTTAGGTTTGGCTAAATTGCTTTTCGGGCTACTCACCATTTCCCTATATGCCTGCAATCCCAGTTGGAATATGCTCACATCCGCTTTCCACGTTGGGCGGGTTCTGATTTCCGGTCGGTTTTTCAAGATTTCTTGTGCCTCTTGATAACCAACGGAACTTCGGTCTTTCCAGTAAGTGAACACTTTGTCCACTTGGTCATTTACTTGGGATTCCTCCTGCAAGTAAGTAAGCCTTTCGGGGAGATGTTTTTTAATAGATTTGCGGGCATTGCGCTTTATATTTCGCACATCATCCGCCGAATATTCGACATCGTCGTCGCCACTCTTTTCAACAATCGCCCCATCTGGGTTATCCTCGCACCACTCCAAGATTTCATCCGCTCTTTCCATTTCCTTTTCCACCGCGCGTTGCGATGTCAAGTTGCTGTACGGATTCGCGCCCGGAATGTTGCCCAGTTCGGGTAATTCCTCTTTGGACTCCAACTGCTCCCGCAGGCTCTTAACCTCCGACTCCAGATCATCCACCCTGCCTTCAGCGACACGGCGTTTTGCAGTCAACTTGTCGATTCTCTTTAACAGCCCCTTTTGTGGGCTGGGAGAATCCACGGCGTCGTCTGCCGCCTGTTCAGCTTCCGCAGAATCTTCTGATTCAGTTTGAGAAAGAACTTCCTCGGCTTCTCCTTCCTCCGGTTGTTCGTCACTCGACGATCCATCGGGAGGAGATTCTTCACTCTCCGCGTCCTCCACCGATTCTTCGGCGGCCGGTGCTGGTTCCGGTTCTGGGGTCAACAACCTTTCCAGTTGCCCCGCCAACCCATCAATGTCAGTCGCCTGACTAGGATCAACTTCGATAGCTTCCGTCGATTCTGAAGGGCTATCACCTTCAGCTACTTCGTTTTCACTCATGCTATTTTATAGCCCGGCAAGTGGGCTGGCAGCGGATGTTTATAGAAGCCCGCAGAACTTCTTGCGCTATAGACGCACAAAACCCCCGGTCGTCAAAAAGAATTTCGACAAACGCGGGGGGTTTGTGGGGTTGTGGAAGGTTTTGTCTTGTTTTTAATTCATGTTATTGAGTGCGGTTTCCCGTAAATGAACCAAGTGCGCCATGAAGTCCGACAGTCCGGCTGCCCTTCCACACTGATGAATTCGTTCTTCACCCAGCGTTTCCCCGGCGATTGCCTGTGAAGTCTCCACCTCCACAGCCGCTCCCATATTGTCAAGAACCGCATCCCACAAGACGCTATTGTCGAACTGAAAAGGTGCTAGATTCTGGTTCATGTTACCTGATTAACTCCTATGCGGCCGATCTGTGCATTTTGCTGCTGCATAACGGACATTTGGAGATTCTTGGAATAGTTCTCAAACAATTGCGCGAACAATTCATCGCCCTGTAACGCCTGTTGTGCTTTTGGGTTGCGCCCAACAATTTCCTGCGCGTATTGCATCTTGGTCTGCGCCGCAGGGTCGTTCTCCACATATTGCGGCTCCATCCCCAACATCATCCCCCCGACATCAGCCTTTACGTCTTCGTACATCTTCTGGGATGCCGTGGTCTTGTCGGTCACCAGTTCCTCCGCAATGTCGGGAGAGATCGACCGCGTAATCATTTCCACCAACTTATTACGATCCAACACACCGCCGACATCCTGTGGCACAACATACTGCGCGATGCTCGACAATTTCGTATTAACGTACTCCGTGTCCAGTTCCCTCACATCAAACTTCAACACGAAATCAAACTGCATCATGCCGCTTTCGGGGATTGCGTTAGTCCCGGTGATCCGCTGGATTTCTTCCGGTGATAAAAATTGCAAACTCAACTGAAACATCTGCTGGTATGCCTCCGTCCAAGTTATCAACCAGTTATTCACAATGCGTTGCTGCTTCAACTGCGTCTGGGTCGGCGGAATAGCCGGATTCGCCCGGCCAAAGTATTCGTCCGCCTGCCTCATCACAATTTCGATCAGGTTAAGCGCAGTGTTTGGCGTTCGGGCGGGCGGGTTCATAAACTCATACTCGCCCGGCTTGGTCACCGGTAACTGCACGGCCGGGCCAATCTTATTCGCCACCCCGATCCGCTTGCTCACCATGATGGGCGGCAGTGTCTCAAAACTGGTCGAATCGAAAACAGAGTCCCGCTGCGTCTTGATCTCATTCTGCCAAGTGCGACAAATGTCCGGCACTCCCCGGCTTTCCGTAACGCGGCGTTTGAGCCGCTCCCGGCGATATTCCACGAACGGATACCGGCAGTGAATATAATCCAGCAACTCATACTTGGCGTATAACTCATCCCCGGTCGAGTGCATCGACATGATTGGATTAAACACGGTGAAGTAAATCCCCGGCACTCCGTTCTTGTCCACCTGTCGGTTGTACGCATAAACCACCTCAATCAGGTTGTCGTACATGGTCAGGGACTCGTTCAAGGTCAAGTCCGTCACGGTCTGGCTGAAATCGTGGAGTTCGCTGGATCGACCGGCCGTCTTAACGGCTTCCTCCACCCACGCCTCGTCCCAGTCTTCGTCCACCACTTTCGCCCGCAACTCGGCCTCGGTCAAAAATGTCCGGCGAAAAATCACCCGCGCCGACTGCAAATCCACTGTTTCGGGCGGAAACGAAATCTCCTCCCACGGCTTCAACGCCACAATTGTAGGCTGGTTCACCGCAATGTACGCCTGTGGTATCTCGGTCTGGCCGTCATTCCGCAAATCCCGAATGGCCGACCGCGCCTCCTTCGACTCCAGACCGGGAAACTGCGCCTGCAATATGTCAACCACAACGTCCTCCTGTTCCGCGTCCATGATGAGTTCGGGCAAGTCCTTCAACGGGTTCCCTTCCTCCATCTGGGCGGCCATCTGCATGATCTCATCCATCGTGATCGTGCGAGGCTTCAAGGCACTTTTCTGCTCCCACCCGACAAACAGCGCACTCCACCCATATTGCTGGCCATACTGGGCCAACAACTCGGACTCGCGGTTTAATGTGTGGTACAGCTTGGTGTCCACTTGCCACCGCATCAAGTTGTTCGCAATGGAAGCTGTCTCCGCATCCTTAACTTCCGTGCCCCCAACCTTCAGTGTCGCCCGGCTAAATGCCGTGGTCATAATGTCCACTGCATCGTTGATGATGGAATCTGCCAGCGGGATGCGCGTATCGCTCGCACCATCCCACGGGAAAGCCTGACTCCCCTCCTTCATGTTCGCATCGTGCTTTTTCCCGTCGTCACTCTGCGCGTCCCACCTAGTAAACCTCACCTCATCCAGTTCGGCCACTCGCTCCAAGGAATAGCCCTCGCTTAAAGACCGATTATATTCCTTCGCCAACTCTCTCACATCAGGCGCATCCTTGGCCTGTGCTATTTTATCATTTGTCTCCATGATTAAAGTATGTCAATAAAGACGATTTATAGTACCGTCTTTGGTTACCAGTTGTTCTATAAATTTTTATTTTTCCTGCTTCCGCAAGTTTTGCCAGATATTTACGCTCAAACCCCGTCAAGTCTTCAGCTTGACTAGGCGTTAGCAGCAGTGGCAGTGCCGAAACCATCAATACCCCCTAATCCCCGATCCTGCAAATGTCTCGGCCGTGACGTGGATTGGTTCCATCACGGCCAGATACCTCAAGGTGTCCACGGGGTCTTTCGAGGCTCCGCGCTCCCCGTCCCGGTTTGTCCACTCCTGCAAGGAATAAATCAAGTTCCCACAATCCCGGCTGACATATAGGCTTGGCTCATTCATCACATCCACCGGGGAGGTCTGGTCGTAGTTCAACCAATCATTGATGATTGTCAGGCCGTTTGCCACCGAGATTCCGGCCGCCTGATTGAAATACATCGGAACATCGCCTTCCCCCAACAGATCGATGATCGACGTTCCGCCCTCGCGCCCGGCAGCCTGTGTCGCGCCCGCACGGGGGTCGATGTATCTCTCCTCAATTTCCTCGCCATTCTCCAGTTCGACAACCAACTCCTTGATCTCGTCCACTCCGCGCCCACCACCTATGCTTTGCGCCGGGCCAACTGCCCCATCTGGCTTCTCGCCGGGGATTGCCCACTCCCCGTAAGTGTCCCGATCCGGCCACTCCCTATATACATACTTGCGGCCGTTTTCGTCCACGCGCAACCATAAAATGAACCAGTTCCGATTCCACGCCGGGTCGGCCGCCACATAATTCGTCCCGGCCGGTATCTTGTCCGAGTCCAATATGTGTACATGACAAAATTTGGGGAACTGGTTGCCCGTCAGATTCTCCGCATATCCATACGCCCGCAACTTGATCTGGATACTGGTTTCCCCCTTCAAGGTCTTCACCATCTCCCGATACGGATTGTACGGGTTCATGGAAGTGAAGAACCAGATGATGCGGCCGTTGTCCTTCCGGTTTCTGGCCGTGTATGGCATCTCGCCCGGCGGACACCCGCCCACATTCACATTGTCCGGCAACAACGGACTCGGCCGCGTTTCCAGTATGTCCATGCCGTTTAAGTATTCCTTCACGGTCGGCGTGTACCCGTCCACCGGGGTGAAGGTGATTAGGAGTCGGCCGGACAGTTCATGGCTCCCGGCGCGAGTCACCAACCTAAACCGCAGTGTCTCCACCCAAGTAATCGGCACAAGCTCATCACACCAAATCATGTCCACCTCACCACCCTCAATCACCCGTATCTCCTGCGAATAGTTCATAAACCAACACTGGGAGCCGTTGGGAAGAATGAAGGTGTTCTCGGTGAAGCCATTTTTCTGCGAAAAAGAGACATTTTGAATGCGGCCCTTCTTTATGTTCTTCCACTCGGCCGGAATGTACTTGTGTACCAACTGCTGCTGATCGCGGATGCTGGACTGCGCCGTCATGCCCAACACCCAAACCTTCGACCGTTTCTTGGTCGTCATCGTCTGGATAATCCGCTTGGCCGCATACTCGGATTTTCCAGCGCGGTTTCCGCCTTGTATCAGGAGTTCGCCAACACCCTCCCAAAGTTTATCGGCGTCTTTCCAGTTGTCCGGCTCAAATCCGTAACGATAGGGGTCGTCCTTCTCCAAGCGGATCAGTTCCTCCCGCTTTTCCAGCGCGCGAGCCAATTCGTCCAGCCCCGCATCTCCACGGGCGGCAAACTCCCGCATCTTCTCCTGCGAAGGAACTACCAAGACCGGATGTTCTGTGGGAGTAAACGCCACTACTTCCAGAGGTTGCGACTCAACAACATCCCAATCATCCCAATGTTAGCCACATCAATATAGGCGTCCTCCAATGACTCATAATTGATTTTTGTATCACCCTTTAACTGCTTCAGTAAAATGTGCCGTATCCGACTCACCTTGTCCTGCAACCGGCAAGCAACCCCAATCTCACCGGACATCAATATATTCGCGCTACCATAGTCCTGCTGCTTGTCGTCAAACAACTTCATACACTCCAAGGCGACCTTGACGACCTCCCGCCCCATCTCCGTCTGGATGTCCAGTCCCTCCGCCACTGCGGCCGCCACATTTTCATTATTTGTCTTCTCCATTTTCGAATTCGTCTTCGTCGTCATCCTCGTCTAGTGGAACACACATAGCCTCACAAAACAACTCCATCTTGTACATCTCCAGTGCGCCAATCAACTGGGCGTAGGTCATGTCGAATTCATCCTTGAACCGCTCCGTGACAGCGACAATCTGCTGGTAGTACGCATCCGCCTGATCGTGTGCATCCACTACATTTTGCCTTTCTGTCGGGGGTGCTTCCTGACCACCCAGCCATTGCCATCTGGTTTAATCGGAATCTGCATCTTCGGCACATACATCCCAGAATCCTTCACCCGCACCAGTATCTGCTTGCCATTCTCCAAGTGCGCCTCCACCAGTTTCTTATTCGGGAACCAGCAGCGTCCCGTGGTGGCAAATGTCTCTCTGGGCTGTCCCGGCTCCAAAGGAGTGTCTAACCGAAGCTCTTTGTACAGAAACGCCTTGCCCGCATCCGTCCAGTGGATCGTGCGACCAACCTTGTAGGAATACTCCGGGTTCTCTTTTCGAACTGCAACGATCTCGGTTCTAGGGACACCTAAAAAGGCGGCAAGGTCGGATTCAGTCATGCTCTTTTTGTCAAAAAATTTTGTAAGTCGAAATCCATTATAGGATTGGAGCGCGCGTGGCGCGATGACCCCCCTCCCCCCCGCACGGCTCCTGCGCGGGTCAAATTATTGTGCCGCGTGGGCCGGGAGTCAGGAAAACAGATTTTGTGCATTTTGTAAGTCACTGGCAGTCAACGGCTTAAAGAAAAGTTTCGCACAATAGCAGTTGTATTTACTTGGCCGGATTCTCTGGCCTATCCCCTTGAACGTCAACAACTTGCGGCCTTGGCTCCGGTGGCTTGTCCGTAAACAATGAATTGATGTCGCCGTGGCTGATGTGGAGGTGGTTGTGGGTCACGGTTTGGGCTTCGTTCTCCGACAATGCCCTTATTTTGTCAGTAACGACGCCCAGCAGAATGGATTTTTGACCGGGCGGCACGGTTTTGTAAGTTTCCTGCAAATCATCCACAATTTTTGAGTGTAATTCAGTTAATGCCGCCACCGTTCGCTGTTTCCACCCCGGCAAATCGGCCTTATTCTCTACCCTAATTCGGGCAACCGTGGTTGTACCTACGCCGACAGAATCGGCCGTTTCCATAATGCTTTTCCCGGCCTTTAATTCCTCCAAAACTTTTAGCTTTTTAGCTTTAGGGATTTTGTTGTGCCCGCCTCGATTCTCCGCCATACGGCCAAAAAACTAACACAACCGGCCAAAAGGCCGAAAAAGTATTTGGCCGGTGGGGTGAATAAACTTTGCAAAAGTTTTTGTTTTTTTATTGACGGCCAGCCTTGCCGCGTGATAAAACCGCCCCGGCCAGAAAAATTAAAGGCCGTTAATTATGCAAAAATTAAATCAACAAAAAGACGACGCCCCACGGATTGGAATCCCGTTTCTATCATCCCGGCGGGCGGTATGCCACAACTCGCTGGAGTACACCGACGACACCGGAAAAATCACCAGTAGCAAACCGCCACTGGAGGTAGTAGGCGCGGAATACCACCGACAAGTCACTTGGTGCGGATTCCTTTGCGGCCTTGGATTAGGGGCGGCAATTGCATCCCTTATCATCGGAGGATTTTGGTTATGACCAAACGACAACTTGACGCGAATTTTGTTGTCCAACTATGCAAAGGGCGATTCGTTACACTGCCCCGTTACTTGGAAAACGAAAAAGGAAACTGCCGCAAACAATATGCAACCGACATTGCCAAATGGTGGGCAGTGCACTTTTTTTCTGATTGGACACCACGGCGCGAAAAATTATTTGTTGCAGTGGTTGCTTCACAATTGCAGGCCGATTGCTTGCTTGATTAATACCCCAAAACAAAATGCTAAAAATAAACACCACAACAAACAAATATTCACGGGCCGCAAATGCAATAAAGTTTTTCAACCACAAACACCGGCACGACATGCTAACAAATACCAGAATCGAAAACACCGGAGGAATGCTTATTTACGCGGCGGAAATACTCTGTCAAACGCACCCAAAAATCGACCGGGCAACCGCCACGGAAACGGCCAAAAGTATTTTGACAAACGACACCACCTGCGAATGCGGGGCGTGTAAACTTTCCGCCGATTACTGGGACGCCGTGGCAACCGAACACAACACAAAAAAGTACATAGCCACCGGGGGAACCAATTAGTCCCGCCCTGTTTTCCTGCTACGGTGGGAAAATAGGCCGGGGCAAATCGTATTTGCTCTATTTTAAAACCAAATAAAAAACATATCATGAGAGGTTTAATGCTACACAAGGGCGCGGAATTAGTTTCGCGCGAAAATCTAAATCAATTGCCTATCCCGGCTCCTACCACGACGCACCACCCAATTGGGCACGGTGATTTTGTTTCGATGGTGGAAAAAGGGATACAAATTGAAAACATGGAAATTGCGGATTCAAGTTTTGGAGTCACGCCGGACGGGGCACGGTTTTTTGGATTGCTTCAAATGGCCGGGCCGAATGCTGAATTCGCAAACGTAATTGGTTTGCGTAATTCCCACGACAAAAAATTCCCGGCCGGGCTTTGTATCGGTTCGAGTGTTTTTGTCTGTGACAACTTGGCATTCAGTGGCCAAATAAATGTCACGCGCCGTCACACCCCGAAAATCATCCGCCACTTGCCAATGATGGTTCTAGAGGCCACAGCCAAAATGGGTTTGGCATTTTCCAATAACGAAAAACGGATCAATTCCTATAAGGGGATAGATTTGACCAAAGAGGCCGCCCACGATTTGCTTGTGGAGTGTTGCGAAAATGACTCCGTTGTTTGGAGCGACGCCCGCAAGGTTTTGAAGGAATACCGCGAACCGCGCCACGAATGTTTCAAGCCGGAAAATCTTTTTTCCTTTTGGAATGCCGTGACGGAAGTTTCAAAAGGGCAACCGTTGGAAACACTGTGCCGCCGGACACAATCCCTCCACGCTACGCTTGACAACCGGGCCGGAGTGAAATTCGAAACAATCGACATCGAAACACTGTAGACCAAAAACAAAAACCAAGGCCAAGGCCGGGGCGTTAATTCGCTCCGGTCTTGCCGGTTTTAACTACAACAAACGCCAAGGAAAAAATGAAAATTAAACCAAATTATTTTGTCCACCTAACTCCAAAATCCCGCAACACAAAAACCGGCCCGATTCCGGTCTCCACAACCGGGGCGGAAACTTGCCCACGCACCTGCCCACTACGCGGCGGCGGTTGCTATGCTAACGGCGGCCCGCTTGCCCTCCATTGGGCAAAAGTATCCGCCGGGGAGCGGAAAATGCCGTGGGCGGCCTTTTGTGACGCCGTGGCGGCCTTTCCTGCCGGAACACTGTGGCGGCACAACCAAGCCGGAGACTTGCCGGGGCAGTGGGACTACATCGACGCCAACGCTCTTTTTGATTTACTGGCCGCCAACCGTGGCCGCCGGGGATTCACTTACACCCACAAACCGCCGACACCGCGCAACGCCGAAAAAATAAAGGCGGCAAACGCGGCCGGGTTTGTTGTCAATTTATCGGCCAACAATCCAGCCCACGCGGACAAATTGGCCGCCCTTAAAGTCGGCCCGGTGGTTTGCGTTTTACCGGACGCCACCACCACCCAAACGCCCGGCGGTTTGCCAATTGAAATTTGCCCGGCCCAGACTGACACCACCGGCCAAGTCAATTGCCTGACTTGCCAAAAATGCCAAAACAAAAACCGCCGCGAAATAATTGGATTTGTGGCGCACGGTTCACAAAAAACGGCGGCCCAATTAGTGGCGCGGAAAGGGGCGAAACAGTGAGAGACTACGATTCAATTTTTGACTGGTTTGTCATTGTCACAATCGCATTTTTTTTGTGGCTGACAATTGATTTTTGCGGCCTTTGGAATTGGCTCTGCAATTGGTGAAACAATGAAACGAAAAAACAAAATAAAACGGACAAATTGCCGGTGTGAAAAATGCCGCCACGGTTGCACGGTTTTAACCGGCTACCTGTTGCCGGATGATTTGCCCCGGTATTTAGAGGCCGCGCCACCGGCCGCCGGGGATAGTCTTTTCCGGTGGGCGGAAAAAAACTTACTTGCAAGCCAAGGGGCGGAAGTTTGCCGCCACGGGCCGGATGGGTTTGAAACTTTTCGCGTCCCGTCATTAGTCCCAGCCACCCGCGAAAATGGGCACTGTGTCCACTACCACGACGGCCTTTGTGCCGTGCACACCGGAAGCCCCACGGGGTGCGCCATGTTCAACGCCTGCGCCATTGGTGCAAAGGCCGCCAAACAGGATGCCCTTGCCAATGCGCTACAAAGCGGCCTAGCGGCCTTTTGGGGCGCGGACGCTACCACCCCAGCCGGAACCCTCTACAAAGAGATTTGGCGGCATTTGTGGGACACCGGCCACCGCCGGGAAAACGTAACGGAATTGGCGGCGGAATACCGGGCCGGGGTGGTGGAGTAATCCCCGGCAATTTTTCAACAATTAACACCCAGAAAAATGATAATATTGACAACCACGAAAAAGTACACCGCCGCGCTAAATGCCGGGGCGCGGACAACCAAAAAACAAGCCCGCATAATTGCGCGCATGACGCGCGCGGTGGAGCGCGGACAACTTGACCCGAACAACGCCACCGCCTTGCGGGAATTCGCCCGGCAACAACTGGAAAAATGACGCTACTAAACAAAAAACAAATCAAGATATTCGCCCTTTCAATTGCGCCAGAATTACGCGCGCACAAATTCACCCGATGCGGGGCGGATTTCATCGCCCAAATCGAGCTAGATGTGCGCGCGCAAATAAAGGCGCGCATCAAGCAGCAACCAAGCAGGGGAAAAACTTTGCGCGCAATCTAAAGCGCGCGCGGAAACCAAAAACAAAACATAATGAAACTAGAGATAATCGGTGGGTCTAAAAAACTACGCGACTCACTACGCAAAAAACTAGCGGAAGAACTCGACCCAAAAGGCGCGTTCACTAAACCAAACAAAAAGAAGCAAACCAAGAACAACATCAGAAAATGAAAAAACAAACAAACATAACCACGGAAACAGTGTGCCCCGACCTAGTACAGGAACGGAAAACACTGGCAGAACGATCACTGGAAAATGATGTCTACAAAAAATTCAGAATTGGATACATCAATCTGGTGACCGAACTCGACCTCGCGCCACAACACGCCTTTTGGTGGGTGCTGTGTCCAGAGGTAAAACTGGCGGCCGAACAAATAGGGCTGGGGGAAATTAAAACAATCCTTCGCATCATGGTTGGCCGGGCACTTAACGCAGCCAAAGAAACCGCAAACAAAAACGAAAAATGCAAAACGAAAAAACAAAACTTCACAAGAAACTAGACGCATACCACGTTAAAACGGAAACGAAGAAACTCACCAAATACATTGACAACATTCTCAACACCGTGAAATTCCACTACGATGTTCCAGTGTCGATGTTCAAGGAACTCCGAGAACGAAAATGGGCCGTCGAGGCAGCAGCGAGGCAGATGAAAGAGCCGTGTGTCACAAATAACGATTACACCGAAAACACCACTGATGCCGCCGTGTACGCAAAGCTGCAAAGACGAAAGAACCGGCGGTAAACGTAGAAGTACCAATGGCAACACTATACAGCCCGGCTTCGGCCGGGTTTTTTTGTGCCCCAAAACCGTGTCAAACTTTTTTTTAAAATTTTTATTTCCTAACAACTAGAAACATTTTCCAGTCGATAACCACCGGAATCCAAATTTCAAAATTTCCGATATGTTATAATGGTCGTTCGCTTGTCCAGTTTGGGCAAGTTGTTCATTGGTAAACAACCTCGAAAGGAGGTGATAATAAATGGCAGACAAAGTATTCTACGAATGGGATACCGAAACGATTGATGAAAATGGAGACATCCACGACCACAATTTTTTCGAGTCTCCTCTGTTTGATAGGTTTGTATGGACTGACGGCGAAGGCAATCAGGTCGTGGCAGACCTTGAAGACAATGAGGTACTGGTGTTGATCTTCAACACTGGAAACGCGCACGAAGGAATTACTGACCGCGCTTGGGCGTATGTCGATCTGGACACTGGCAAGTTGCCAGAAAAGTTCGACAACCGCCGGAAGGTTCCAAAGCGGTTCCACGCAGAGTTGGCACGATGGGTGGAACTAAAAACCCTTCCACTAAACGGTCACCGTTCCTAAACAACTACGGCCGTGACGAATAACCACGGCCCAAGTTAACAAAGCACCCTCGGCGGGTCAACAGCCCGCGCGGGGGATTTTTGTGCCCAGTGACCCAACAGTGACCCAACAGTGACACCAAATTCTCCCCGACGTCCATTGTTACCTAGCTCGCCGGGGAAGGCAGTTTCTAGCGTTTTTGCTAGAGTATCCTGCCAAAATCCACACCCGCCGGGGAAACGCCACAGGCTTGCCCCAGTGACCCAAGTGACCCAAGTGACCCAAGCTGTAACCTTAAGGCAAAAAAAGATAAATAGAGATAGAGGTCGGGGCTTGGGTCACTTGCGTCACTTGCGTCACTGATAAATCACCCAAAGGGCACGGCCGTCTGACTTCCGGCGGGAGATTCTGTCCGGCCGGGCCTTTCGAAGCCTCCGCAAATACGTTTGGAGCGCGTTATTAAAATGCAGCAGTTTGTCGATTTGCCGCCCAAAAATGGTGTCACCGCGCAGGCGAGCCTCCAATTCTGACAGTGTGCCCTCGAAATCGCCGCCGACTAGCACTGTGGCCTCCATCAGTTCCAGCAGGCGTTTCTCTGGCGACATATCTTCCACGATCTTGACCAATTCGGGGTGGTGGAACGCGGCTATCCCAAATCTGGAGTCCTTCATTTCCTCTGGAATTTCCCAATTTTGCAGGAAATAAACAAAACCCGGCAATTCTTCTACGATTCCAGCCCAAAAACCCGCGCGCTCCCCCGGACTATTGCACGGCATTGGCATAGTCGCCTGCTGGACTTTAAACAGCATAATCTTATCCCGCAGCGAGGCATCCAGTGGCGGTAACATCATTAAATTTTCATCTTCATCATTTAAGCTAATTGTCAAACGCCAGCACGGCATTAGGTGAAGCGCATTCACATATTTCCCGTGACAAGTCTGGATGGAGTTCACGGCAATGTCCTTGATTTTTGAGCCAAAAACGCGCCGACTGGCGAGGTCTTGGAATGGCACTTCGTCAGCGATCATCAGGTGTTCGGCCTCGAACAGGTCGGCGTTGAAGTCTGTGCGGCCGATGATCCACCTATAAGGGCGCGCGACTCGGCCGCCCAGAATCGCGGTGATGATGTCTTGCACAAAGTTTTTTCCGGCATTTCGTGGCCCGGCCAGAACAATTGCCTGCCCCGGCATGGGAGCGGATTCGCGCACGGATTTTTCAGCCATTTTAAGCCAGCCAAAAAAATAGGCGCGCTGGTCGATGTCGTCCAGACAAAGCATTTGTTCCAGTACCTGACTAATCATGGGGTGTTCTCCCTGTTTTGCAGGGATGCGGTGCGGGGGTCGGGTAACAAGCGCGCGATGGCCGTTGCACGTTGTGATTCCGGCGTCATATCCGGCCAGTGGCCCGGAATAATCCACGTCGCGAACGGTCTGGATGTCCAGCATCACGTCGTCGGCGGGGGCAATGTTTTCGTCTGGAGCCGCGCGCGTGGCAAAACCCCATCTCCGCAGATGTTTCCTAAACATATCGGATGAGATGTGGATGTACTGGTCGCGACTGTTTTTCATTAGGAAAGCGCGCGCGAAAGTGGAATACCATGTCGGGGTTGGGGTGCGTTGGGTTCTGGCTTGTTCTTCTGGGGTCATAGTAGTTTATCGGTGAGGTAGATGGTTTTTTGGGTTGCGCCGTTGTCGCGCGTACCGTCTGGCATTCGGACGAACTGGGATTTTGTCCAAGTGGCTGGGTCGGCTCCGATTGTGGTGGCGCGCGTGAAGAAGTTTTTCAGCGTTTCCTCTGGCCAACCATCGACCTTGAACCATCCGTGCAGGGACTTGTTCCCTGACATGACGGCGCAGATAAGTGGCGTAATTCCGCTGTTCAAATGCCACAACAGGCTGGCGTGGTCGTCGTGGCTGCCTTCGTCGAACTCGACAACCAGATAAGCGCGCGGGCCGGTGTTTTCCATTGTGTGCATCGATTTTTTACCGGCTTGTGTTGTTCCGTATTTGTCCGACATTGGGGACGGCACAATAAGCTGCATTTTGTCCAGTTTCCCGCGCCATTCTTCCTTGTGCCGGGTGGCAAATGTCCGACTACTAGCACCACAGCATAGCAGAGGATTGCCGGGGAATAAATAATCAATTATCTTCTCCGAGTTGTAGTCGTCCACTGGCATTGGGGAGAGTTCGAACAGGGAGGCCACTGATGTGGGGCGGGCTGTGATTTCCGCGATGACGGACGGGGCGGCCTTGGGCCAGCGCGGACGTGGAGGTGTGCCGGTTTGCAGTTGGCCTTGCCGCGAGATGATGGCATTTTCCACCTCGTTAGGCTGAAGGGCGCGCGTACAGTGTTCCTCGCAGAAGGCAACGATGTCGGCATCTGGCTTTTCCGCGTCGAGCATACGGCACACGACGTGGTAAATCCAGCGGTGAACTCCGTCCCCGGCTGTTGGGCACGTTTTAATTGCGTTTGTAAAATCCGAAGGTGAGTTGGGCATCTTTATTTCTGGTTACCTTGAGGTCGTATAGTTCGTTTGCTGCCGACTGGTTGTGTTGAAACATCCCGTCGTAGCGTGGGTGGTCGATTTCAAACAGCCGCGAGTAGTATGCGGAGTAGGCGTTTGGGATTTTTACGTTTTTGCCGGTTGTCTCGACATTGGTTTCCCAGCGTATGCGTTCCAGAATGGCGCGCGACCCGATTCGACTTCGGCTGCGGGCCAGTGTCCTTGCGAACTGGACATACAGTTCGTACACACGCGGGTTGTCCCGGTGGAATGTCAGAAAATCCAGCGTCAACTTGGATGGAACTACTCTATTTTTTGTATATATGTGTCTCATAAGCCTCGGCGGCGATGGGGCAATCCCCCAACCAAGTGGGAGCCGTGGACATGATTTGTTCGATGTCCTTGAGTGCGGTGTTGTCGGACTCGTCCACTTCCGCGATTAGTTCATCGTGGACAGTCCACACCACCTCGTAGCCCGCCTTTAAAATTCGGTGATAGCAGTCGGTAAAAACGTCGCGCGCGGTTGCCTGCACGATGTTCTCGCAAATTTTTCCCCCGTACCAGTATCGTGGGGGGTCGCCCATTGTGGTGGTGGCCGTTATCTGGCCGCGCCCAATTTGTACGTTATGATATCGGATGATGCGCCCATTTGGCAGGGTCACGTCGAAGTTTGTGTTCAGATCGGCTCGCATATCGCGCGCGCATTCCTCCCAGAAATTAGTGATTTTGCGGTTTGTGTAGCGGTACTCGTTGACCGCGTGGTTTGCCTCCAGCTTGGTCATGTGGTAGCCCCAACTGGCGGCTAGGTCGCGGAACCTGTCTGCCCCGCACCCGTAGCCTAGTCCCAGCACCCTGATCTTGGCGCGTTGGCGTATGCTTTTGGTGACTTCATTGGCCCGCATGGAGGTGATTGCGTGTGCGGTGTAGATGTCTTTCCCGGCGCGCACCAAGTCGAGCAGTTCGTTGTCGCCCACGATCCATGCGAGGCAGCGGGGTTCTATCTGGGCAAGGTCGCAGACGATGAATTTTTTACCCGGTCGAGAGATAAACAGGCTGCGCGTGTCCACCCCGAACACTTCGTTGCGCGGAAGATTCTGCATATTTAGCCCGGCATCCCCGCTCCAGCGGCCTGTGGCGGCTGCCCCGAAGTATTTGAGGTTAAACGGGAGTGTGTCGTCGTCGCGCAGTCGCGTCTGGATGGTTTCAAAGAGCCGGATGATCCGGTTTGATCTGCGCCAGTCTCGTAGTGCGCCGACGACCGGGTATTTCTCGCCGTATTTGTGTTCCCACCGGATGCAGTCGGCCTCGTTCTGGTTGGTGGACGCCGGAACCTCGATGCCTTCCTGCTCGCAGTATTCCTTGAGCAACTTTAGGGAGGCCACGGTGTTGGCCTTTTCAGCCCACGGGATTAGCTTTTCTGCCTCCGCTTTCCTTGCGACCAGAACCTCGCGACCCGCGACTAGTTTCTTGGTGTCGATACACACGCCCCGTTGACCGCTGGTCATGGTGTGCCGGGCGATTTCGCGTTCCTGCGCGGGCCAGCGGTTGTTGAATTTTTCCCAGATTTGGTGGCAGTACACTGCATCATGGCGCGCGTACTCGGTGAGTTCCTCCTGCTCGGCCTTGTCGAGGTCGGAGAATGTCCGGCCCTTCATCTTGTCGCGGATGGTTTTGTCCGGTGAAATGCCGAGGAGTTGTTCAGACGCCTTCTTGAGGGAGCGCGGGCCTTGGATGTACACGCACAGGTTTGCGCTACAATCCCACGTTGGCCGGATGTTTTTGGGGATTCGTCCAATGCGCTGGGCTGCCTCGAAGACCGTTGAGTCGAACGCGGCGTTGTGGGCCACGAAATCTTGGGTGGGACTTATCTTGTCCCACGGGGCGGATTCGGTTGGGCCGGTGTAGGTCAGTCCTTCCCCGTGGAGGGCGACCATGTATGGGTCGAACTTTTCGTGGCGACAGTAGGCGTCTGCACCGAGGGTCTTGATGGTGCATTCCTTGTCGTAGTAGGTTTCGAAATCAATGGCTATCACGCTCGTCCTCTTGGTCGTTCTCCCGCGCCTCGGCTTCCTTTTCCCAATCGATCTTGTTTGTCCACGTCACCTTCCCCTCCTTGTCGGTTTTGTAGTCGAACCACAGTTCGGAGAGTTCCATTAGGTTCGACAAATCCTCAAGGTCGCGTTGGTCTGGTTCGTTGGTGGATATTTTCCCCTCTTCCAGAAGGGCATCCGCCAATTTTCTGGGGTTGCTCTCGAAGGCAAGAGGTCTTTTTTGTTTGAACAGAAATTCATGTTTTATCCTCCCGATATGGGCCACGGCCTCGAACATTTCGTCAGGTGGCAAGTCTCTCAACATATTCGTTTTGGTTGGTTTAAAAAGTTAGACGGGCCGGGGGCAAACCAATAAACCCCCCAGCCCGCCCGTTTTCAACTACCCAAGCTGGGCCGAGATACCCCTAACGGCCCAATTCGTTTGCCCAAGTGGCAAATTTCTCTTCGTGTTTTCCGGCCAGCACCAGAACCGGGACAAACCATTTGTTGCCCTTGTACTCGGCTTTGCCGGTGCTTAACTCCCACTTGCCCCGCTCCAGACCGTCTTGCAGTCCGATGCGGGCCTCGGTGATGATTTTCTTTCCGGCGCGCTTGAACGCGGTGTTCCGCAGCGTCCACCGGGCCAGTGCGTATCTGGAATCCTCGAACTCGAACGGGAACAAGGCTTCGTTTTTGCCTTCGACAAGCACAGTCGCCTCTCCGACTGGGACAAATGATGGGGGCGTGTCGTTTTCCCACTCGGTTGTCCCGTTCAGTCCTTGCACTTCTGCGAGGGTGGCGGCTATGCGGGGCTGCTGGTCGTCCCCGAATTCAATGTTTTCGGAGAAGAACTTTCGGAAGGTCAGCACCGTCAGGTTTATCGGCGTGGAGCCGTCTGAAAGGAGTTCCTCCTGATTCAACACCCACGATCCCGGTGTGTGTAGCTCGGCCAACTCGCCGGTTTTCTGCACTTGCCGAATGGTCGGGATGAGGAGGTCGGATTGTTCAAAGTCACCGGACAGGTCTTCATTGGCGATGACGATTGTGTTTACTGGCTCTACAACTGCAACTGCGTTGTCCGTGTCTGTACCTTTTTTTAGGTCTTTAGGCATTTTTATTTTGTTATTTCAGCGTTTTACCGAGGAACGATATTTCGTCGCCACGGTACAGTATTCCTTCGTCTTGAAGTGCGTCAAACACTTCTTCAACTAGGGCTTTTTTCTGTCCGCGCGGGGCGAGTGCCTTGATGGCCTTCTCCAGTTCCGTGATTGACACGGAGCAGGCGGGCAAAAATTCATGGAGGTTGAGCATGGTTTTGTGCTGTAAAATGTTCCAAGCGGACTGGACATCGCGCACGGTGCGTTTTGCCTGACGGTGCTTAATCTCGTAGCCGGGGATTTCCCCGCCTTCCAGCACCATTTCCATCGCGTGATGGCGGACTGACTTGGCCCATCGTTCAAGGATGCTGGCGGCTTGGAGAGCCTTCGCCATCTGGTCGGGGGAGGTGATTGCGCTGGAGTGAAATTCTTCCGGCAGCTTGAGTTCGCCGTATTTGTCGGCCACCTTGGCCACGGCCGTGTTGATGGCGGGGCATCTGGGTTTTTCCCCGCAAAAAATACACGTTTCCTCGCTCGGACTGTACGGGGAATCTGGATTCTCGGCGGCGTCAACCACCCGCTTGACCTCTTCGACCAGCGTGGGCAACTCTTTTCGTTCAAAGGTGTGCCGCAGAATCTCGTTGCGTTGTGGTATGACAAAAATAAATTCTGCGGTTTCGACCGTTGGATATTTCTGGAATGCACCCGCAACATACGCCTTGGCCTGCATATTGTCGGCCGGGGCATCCACAAATCCCTTGCCGAATTTATAATCGATTACTGTGGCGTGTGTCATCAGTTTTGAAGGCATATAAGGTCTGCCGTTCCCCAAGTCACTTCCTCCCCACCAATGTGTATGGTCAGGGGTTTTTCAATTGCGACGTGGGCGGCCTGTCGAATGAATGGCTCGACAAATTTCTGGCAAAACGCTGCGTTGGCCAGTTGTTCGTCGGAGAGAGGCGCGTTTGGTTCCTCTTTGCGGCTGCCGACAAGCCAATTCTCCCACTGTTCCATCCAGTCGTGTTGCAGGGTTCCGGCCTTGGCGGCCGTCTTGTCTGCGTGTGGGTCGTTGCGCCAGTGGGAACAGCCCGTGTCAGGGTGCTTGTTCTTTAGGGAGCTTGGCCCGTGTTTGGCGTGTTTCGTTGGCATCTTTCCTTAATTAGCTTCTTTACGTTTGTTAATGTCTCGGTGTTTATCCAGTAGCTCGGAAGCCTGACAACATCCCAGCCGTCAAATATTGCCGCATTGTACTTTTCACAGTCCTTGATGTACCCAACGGGCTTGGTGTGGCGGCTTTGACCCCATATGCCACCCTCAATTTCAATGGCGACCTTGGCCTTGGTGTGAGCAAAATCAAATCGCCATTTGCGGACGGGATGAAATCGGAACTCTTCTTCGAGTTTTTGGCCGCCGATTTCTTTCCAGAGTAATATGAATTTAATTTCAAGTGGACTCCTGTTTCGCATTTAACTTCCCCCCACTTCACCCTGTCATCTGAATGGCGGTGAAGCGGGGGCAGTCACAACCAGATGCGATTGGTGCATCCACCCAAACCCGTCACTCGGCGGTCGGGGTGTTGTGAAATTTTTTGCCATATTGTTCTACCCTCGTAGTTGATCCCGGCCACTTCCAGCCAGAAATCGGCGGCTCCTCCTAGAAAGAAATCTTGAAGTTGTTCCATCTCCTTCTTTGTGTCGCAGCGCGCTCCGCCCCACGCCATGACCTCCTTGTGCCGGTACTTGTGCAGTTGTGAGAAATCGCGAACCGCTTGAACCACAACCTCGGTTGCTAATGTTTGTCCAGCCTTGGTGCATATATAACCAATGCCAATCAGTTTACTGTGTGCATTCAACCTCCTGTTGGTAGCCCTTGAGGAAAACCTCAAGGTATTTTGCCGAAAGCAATCTCCCTTCGGCCGTGGCCCGTTTCTTTATCTCCTTGCGAACTTCATTGTCCAGCCAAATTACGATTCGTTTTTGCGCCATCGTTATAATAAGAACGGACAGGGTACACCGCCCCTTGGAGGTGTCAACAATGTTTTTGCATTATTTTTACATTGTTTGTTAGTTCCGAAGATAGGAGGTTAAACGCGGACATATACTTCTCGCACACCGACCCCCCAGACCCGTCACCAGAAAGACGGGCGGTAGTGGGCATTTCAGTGGTGGGTATCACATAAAAACTTTTGTGCATTAGACAGCATAATATGAAGAAGTCGGAGTCGGTTCTGGAGCGGGAATTGAACTTGTACATGGCCATCTTTGGCGAAACGTCCCCGCGCAGGAAGGGCTGCCGAGAGGTTTTGACTTGAATGCGGTGGTACTGGTTTGGGGTTGTCCCGGCTAGGAGGTCATACCCGTCCGTGTCCACTACTGGTTTTGCGAGGTAGAATCCGCGCTGAAGTAATTCGGCGGCAGTCAGGAGTTCCCCCACGGCTCCCAAAGTTAAATCGTTCATTCTTCATTTACTAGGTCAACGAATTTTTTCTGGGTTTCACGGAGAAGTTTTTGTTTCTTGCCGTTTAACCCCTCCAGCTTTTTCTTTTTCTCGGCGCGATTAAACTTGGAAGATGCTTGCACATTTTTAGTGGCACTATTAAGTTCTCTTAATGTGGAATCTATGGCTTTGACTCGGCCAAGCATTTTGAGGGCTATTGCGTTGTCTTCCTTAAAATCTTTTATCGCGCGCGGCCCGGCCTTTTCCTTTCGCATCCTTTTCAGGGTGGCCTCCGTGGAGTACACGGTTTGGCGCAGTTCCTTGTGGTTCTGCATCTCGAAATATGGAGACGGGTCTTCTTGGAACCGGCGAATAATCGGAATGTCCTCCATTCGCAATCTACCTTCTGCCAGTTTGAATGGGGCGTCGATTACTCGGCTAATGCTTTGTCCCATGCCGCCGGTTAAAAATTGAACGGCGTAATCCAGATGTTCTGGTGAGAAATCTGCTACGCTGGAAGTTTCCCGGCTTCCTCCCGCGAGTGAGTTCAGTTCCCGTGTTAGGTTGGTTGACCAAGCGGCTGCGGTAGACCACTTCCTTTCAGACATGGGAATCTCGTATTTCTCAAACGGGTTACGATCCGGCATGATGCGGTCGCCTTTCCAATCCGTGTTGGTGGCGATGTCCACGATGGGTTTGCCGATTTCTGGCGTGAGTGAACGAAGTAGATTCCTTGAACCTCCAATGGGGTTGAAAGAGTTGATCGCGGCGTGGAGAGTGTCACCAATGGCAGTACCCACTTTCTTTTTCCCACCCAACGCTGGGATGGTGGACGTTATTTGTCGCCCCGCGTAATACACTGTGTTATACCCGTAGGGCAGCATGACAGTTATGAATTTACCATCCAGAAAATTGCCGTCTTTGTCTTTCAGTTTCTTTCCGGCGTGAATTCCGAACAGTTCTCCTATCCAATCCATTGGGATAATGATGTTTGATTCCTTGACGTATTCGGGGATTTTGTCGTAGTCCGTGAAGCCGTCCTCGTCTTCTTCACCAACCATTTGGTTAAATAAATTTTCGAATGCCCCGGCCGCCATCCCAGCCATCAATATCTTTTGCACCCGTGGAGATTTGGCGGCTTGGAGGATTCGTAGGTTGCCTCCAATGTTGGCGTTGTAGAACAGGTACGCCGCGTTCAGTGCCGTGCCCAACTCGCCTTTTTTCGTAAAATTAACCGTAATGTTTCGCGCCATAAACGCGGCTTGTTGCGGGGTGGCCTTGCCAGTGTCCATCACTGCCTTAAACACGGCCAACCGGGTGGCGTTTTCCATCGCGGCATTGGCGTCTTTCAGAATATTGAAAGCCCCCTTCACCAGTTTTCGTTCCGTGACAAATCGCGCTTTCGACCGCAACCGAAGTCTCGCGGCTTTCGCCACGTTCTGGGCTTTGGTCAAGCCTCTCGCATCCTTACTAAACACGGCTTCGGTGATTGAGTATTTGTCTGGATTGAGCAGGGCATCGTATTCTTCGATTTTACGAATATTGTTCTCCAGATTGTGGAGGGAGGAGAATTCCATCTTGCCCCCATGTTTTCGCATTAGCTTAAACGCCCTAACCATTTCAGAATCTTCTGTTTTACCTCGTTCAGTCTTCCAAATAGCTCTAAACGCGGGCATGACATTTTTCATGGTCGCCTTTTGAAGGGCGACTGCATTTTCTTCTGCCCCTAAATTGATCCCTGCCGTGAACAAATCCCGTGTAAAGTTGGAAAGCGGGAAGTCCACGTTCAGCATGGTGTTTGTCAATGCGCGCCACCGCATGAAACCGGCGACCATTTTGGTAAATTCTCCCAAGGTGGCCGTGCCCATTTCCTTTAAATTCTTGGCCAGTGCTTCGTGTTTCACCCGCAAGTACACATTTTCACCGTTGACGCGCAGGGCAACTATGTCGGAGTTGTTTTGCCAACCAGACTGTTTAACGTCCTTTACAGTGGCCTCTTCCACGATGTAGTCCACGCCGTCCACTTTCTCCATCTTGGCCGGGGTGCGTTTCGGTTCCAGTGGCGCGTTTTCTGTGGTGGCAAGTTCAATTACCTCATTGTCGGGGTTGGCCTCGACCCAGTTTCGTATTGTCTGGTAGACCTTATTCCTCTCGGCGCGAGCCACGGCCGTGTCATGTTGTTCAAATACATAGGCGAGAATGTCCTGACTCCGCTCCCCGTGACCCAGCGCGTACTCGTTGTCGCGCCCCTTAATCTCTCCCGTGATGGGGATGTGGTTGCCGGACTGCTGGGAGAACGGGTCGGAGTCGTGGTGGCCTTTTAGCGGGACGTAGTTTTTGTAGTAGTTGGACAGGGCGTCGAAGTCTTGTTGGGTAATTAGCCCGCCCTCAAGTTGAACTTGCAGGGTGCGTTTAGTGATCGCATAAATCTGCGACACAATCTTGTCGTACTGCTCCTGCTTGCCCGAATCACGGATTCTTTTGAGAACCTCCACCCGGTCGGCCTCGGTCATTCCGCTGCCGCCGTCTGGAAATTTCTTGTTTATTTTAGCGATATGGTCGTTTCGCTCTTTAGCGTGGAGGGCGTACAGATAGGCTTCCACATCTTCAAATGGAAGCTGCATTTCCTCCATTTGCTGCATTATGCCATCTATTTCTTCTCCAAATTTTGTGTGATTGGCTCCCAGAATCCCGTCCATTAGTTGCTGGGCTTGGTAGCCGTTGTTTGTGTCGGGGATTGCCTTGCCTGCTGCGTGGAGTTTTTGGAGGTGGTCGAGTCCGATAAATTTGTCGGCCAATACGCGAACGCCTGCGCTCCCCATCTTGGGGTGGAGGATGATTTCTATCCGGTCGCGGGCGGCTTTTCTAGCCTGACCCTCGGCCGTCAGAGTCCGGTCAGACCCGTAGAGGTCGGCCGTAACCCGTGCGCCCATGTCCTTGGGTCGGATAGCCCGCTTGGACTTGTACACATCCCATGCCTTCTTGACGGCGGCCGTTAAGTTTAATCCGGCGCGCTTGGCAAATTCTGCTGCGCTCTTGGCTCCGCGCGCCCCGTGGTAGTAGGCGAGTTTTACCAGACCCTTGAAGGCTTTCCATATTGGGGTTGGGTCAACGCCCATACTCATCTTGGTAGGGTCGCTTATGTCCTTTAAAGCGGCCTTGATTTCGTTCTTGGCTTCTTGGGCTTTTTGTTGATTGGTGGCAACTGCGTTGGCCTCTCCCGTTAGCTTGGGGGTGGTTCGCGGAGGAAGGTGTTTTTTGTCAGCCACCACCAGTTCGTGGTATGTGCCGTCTTTTCGTACATTGACTGATGCGATTTGCTCAACGGGGACGTTTTCTTGGATGATTTTCCCGCCCTCGTAACCCTCCTGCTTTCCGATTTCTTCTACAAATTCTTTTGTGGTTGCCCACAGTTTGGTTGGTTTTTCTTTCTGTTTCCCGGTTTCTATGCGGTACAGAGGTATGGTGTCGCCGTATTGTTTGCGAAGTTTTTCGCGGGTTTCGGAAAAAGTATCGTAAAATTCCTGCGCGGATATCTCTGGGTCTTCGTTCTTTAGAATCGTGTCCACCCCGGTGTCTGCGTCGTGGAATGTCCCAGCCGTCAGTTGACTTACCTCCAAGAAAACTTTTTTAGATTTGTGTGCGTCAGTGTGCGCTTGGGCAACCACTTCTGGCGACAAGGTACTCTTGGTTTCAGACGGTTCTTTTACGTCCTCGACCTTGCCCGTGTCTGTTCCAACATTCTTCCGGTGGTCATAAAGCAGTGCGTCGTGTTCATCGACAAGAGCGGTGAATTGTTTCCCTTCTTTTTTGGTCAAGCCTCCTTTTTTGGCAAACGTCTTTAGCTTGTTGCGGAGTACCCTTCTCCGGGCGATGTTTTGTTTGTGTGCCTCGACCCGCGCCTCGACCCGCGCTTTTTGTTTTTCTGGTTTTACTTTGGAAGGCGCGCTTGTCCCTTCCGGGGTTTTCATGTTTATAGAACCACCCGTTTTTGGACTAGCTTCTTCAAAAGTATTTTTAGTCTGTTCCCAAGTTGCGTCTGGTTTTGTTGCTGGTCGCCTTCCAGCATCATACGCTATTTTCAACGCCGCCAGAGAGGACACTTGGCCTCCTAATTCTGGAAACATTTCAACAGCTTTCGCCATTAAAGCCTTTCCGTGTCCCTGCCCTCGCTTCCCTTCTGGAACAACGAAATCAACAACTGAATTTTTGTTGGGAGAATTGTCCACACCGCTTGCTATTTTTATGCGCCCATCCGGTGAAGATATTGTGGTTTCCGTCGCGCCTTCGTTGTAAAAGTCGGCGGCTTCTTGCGTTACCTCGAAGGTTTCTGTTTCGAGAGGGGGAGGAGGTGCGTCGGCCTCTTCCCGCAGATTTACCACCTCCGGTTTCGCCACCTTGATTGGCGCGGCTTCCTTTTTCGGGATGTCCAGTTTGATGTCCAGCGGAACCGGCGCAATACTCGGTTTCCGATGATCCGTAACCTTGACCCCCGTGACCTCGGCCTCCTTCTCCGCAAATTTAATTTCAGCCTGTCGCGCCTCAAATCGTCCGCGCAAATCCGACAACCGCGCAATCTCATCGCTGATGTTCAGACCGGGACTGGGCGTGGTCAGGTCGAGGTTGGGGTTCAGCACCCGCCCCACGTCCTTGTCAAATCCCAGTTGATCCAGTGTCGGGCCGCCTTCCGGCCAGCCAAACTGGAATTCCAGTTGCCCTTCTTCTATTGGAAATTCTGCCTTGGGGTCTTTGGCTCCCCGTTCCTGCATGGCGACCAGTTGCCTGATCCGGTTGTCCACCCAGCCCAGTGCGTCTCCCAGTCCCCCGTGGCCCATTCGCAGGAATGCTGCGCCTGCTCTGGCTCGCTGCGCCTGCATGGCGCGGGCTTCCGTGCCTGCGTCGAGGTGGGTTCCTAGTTCTGTCTGAAGGGTGGTGGGTGCTTCAACTCTAGTGACGGGATCAATGACGGTTGGCGAGTAGAGGAGGACATTGCCATTACGGTCGAGAATTGGGGAAACCCCTTCTCCAGTGGCCATGACACCCTCATCAACGGGAATCCCCATCCCCGGCGGCGGAACATTTCTAGCATCCGGTGGCAGCACCAATCTGCCTTCAACGTCGATTGGCTTGCCTTCAATGACGACGGCCGCAGCTTGCGTACCCCTCTTTGCCCGTTCTGCCGGTGGAATCTGTCCTTCTTTAAGTCTTCGTGCTTGCTCACGTTCCTGCTCCAGTCCTCGTTGTACGATTATATCTGTCTGTGCCGTTATCTCCTGCTGGTCAGACTGGTATTGACGGCCGCGCTCCAAGGCGTCGTCAATAAATTCTTCTCTACGTTTAAATTCTTTTCTGTGCGCTTGCGTCCGAATAGCTGTCGTCGGCAGGCCAACCAGTCCCTCTGCTGCTGCTGCTTTTGCTGCGTTCTGCCACAGTTCACCAGCGGTGTCGTAGCGGTTGACGCCCTGTTCCTCGCCAATAGCTTCCGCCGTTACGTCCGAGGCAATCGATCCCACACCACCGGCCGCCATATCCAAGCCCAACTCACTAATTGCCTTCCCGGTTACATCAACGGCTCCTCTGGACATGACCCGGCCGCCGACCTTGCCAACCCCTTTGGTTATCGCCCTAGTGCCGACTTTTCCAAAACCCGGCACAGCAGTGGAAACTACGGTTTCGGCAGCAGCATAGGCCGCGTCTGCATTGGAAATCTTGCGAGCCGTTTCATAGGCGGCATCCTTGTCGTCTATGCCGCGCTCCAGTTGTTTGGCTCGAATCTGGATGTAGGCGTCTTTAAAGGATGCGCCTTTTGCGGTTAAAGATTGGAGGGAGGTGACTGCGGCGGCTCCAGCAATGACTCCGCCGATTGGGGTGGTGAACGGGGAAGCGGCAATGCCTATTCCCGCCCCCACCGCAAGGTCGCGTGTTACACCACCAACAATTTCTCCCGCACTGGCCCATGAGAAAAAGGCTGGGGGTTCCCCGCCTTCCTCGGTACTGTTTTGCCACTGGTTGAACTCGCCTTCCAGAAGGTCGATGGCGAACGGTTTGTCGTTTGAGATGACCAGTTTTCCTATGGCCAGACCGTCTTCGGCGGCTTCATAGGATTCCCCCCATGCTTCAGCGAATCGTCCGAGAAACCACGAAGTTTCGGGGTCGGCTACTTCATCTTCGCCGCCAAACTCTTTCGCAACAAACGCACCTATTTGGGCTTCGTCCCACTCGTCGGGCAACTTAATTTTGCCCACACCCTCGACTCGTATAATAGGCATCTAGTTTTTCAGTTTCCCGTCCCGGCCGTATTCTGGTATTTTCTCGCCTCCACCTATCTCGGTGATTAGGTCGTCCCAATCGGCTTCTGCCTTTTTGTAAACAGGATCGTCTTCGTCGTAGAGGGGGTCGGCCAGTAACTTTTGCAAAGAAGTCAGTCTTGCCTTTTTCGCCTCCGCAAGGGCTGTCTGTTTATTCTCAATTGCTCTAATCCGGTCGCGCTCCCTCTGGTAGTCAACGCTTATTTCGGTTGCGGATTTTCCAGAAGTTGGCAACTGCGACATTGACCCGGTTGGCCCAACGGCCATCACATACTCTCCCGTTACTGGATGCTTGACGAACTTAACCCCGCCCGTTCCGGCCTCTGCATTTGCCATCTTGGCGATACTCTCCTGCACTTCCAGCGAGAGGCCCGGCGTTTGAAGGGCTTTCACTGCCCGCTCGGAAGAGGTCAACTGACGCTTGAACTGTTCGGGGTTGTCCATGTAGCTCTGGAGTTGAGCAGGAGTTGGCCCGCCCAAGGAACCCGCCCCCGACATGGCCGCCGAGTGCGCGTCTGGGTCAAACGTGAGTTGGGTTTTGTCTAGGTAGGTGCTGTATCCTATTAGACCCGCTTGCTGATTCTCAATTATTCGGGCATCTACGTTTTCCTTGATTTGATTTACCCGTTGTGTTTCTGTTAGCGTGGCATCAAACTGGATTTGTTGTTGCGTCAGTTTATCCTGTGCCAGATTCCATGCTTGATCTGAAGACTCTCGGTGGATTGTGTACCTTTGGTCTATTTCTTCTCTGCTCAAACCTTGACGGCCCATTTCAAGGAAGAAATCTTGATCTAGTTTGTCTTTAAAATGGTCTTCTGCTTGGGCAAGATTCTTCGTCTGCATCGCTTCAGCGGAAGTAATCCCGGCTGCGTGCATTCCCTCACGGGAGGCTCGGCCCGCAGCACCTTCGCTTTCAGCAGAGGTAAGTCCAGCCGCGTGCATTCCCTCGCGGGAAGCTCGACCCGCAGCACCTTCGCTTTCAGCAGAACCTATCCTCGCGTATCCTAGTTCCTGTGTTGCTTTAAGTTGCTCTCTTTGTATGTCGGTGGTTACACCAAACCGCCGGGCGTCTTCCTCGCGTTTCCGATTTTCCTCAATGGATTCCTCCATTGTATTGAGCGAGTTGAATGCCGACAGGAAATCCTCCTTTGTTCCCTTGCCGGACTCCAGTTTTGACATGGTCTTGTCGTCCACCGAGTAGATGATGGATTCCTCGCCGTACAGGTTGGACATTCTGGTTATGGCATTTTCAAAGTCGGCCTCGGCCTTGTTTTTCTCGGCCTTGTTTTTCCGGTAATTGGCGATACCCTCACCAAGTTTCTCGATACCCTTGCCGTATTCCTCGCCAATACTGCCCATCATCTCGATGATGCCGGGTGCTATTGCCGGGCCTTTTCGCCCTGTGTATTTTGAAAAGTAATTAGCCATTTATCCTGTCCTCCATCCAAGTCTTAATGCGTTTCTTTAGTTTAGGTTTGTTGCTGATGAACTTGGCGAAGCGTTCTCCAAAGGAGTCATAGAGTTTCTTGAACCATTTGGGGGCTTTGGATTCTTTCCAATCATAGAATGCCAGCCATTGTGGATTTTCATTGCCGAACACTTCTCTTGCTACCCAACAACCCATAATTGATCCCGCCGCACTCATACCAGCCGCCATCATTGAGGCTTGATTCTTTGCAGTTGCGGTTCTCGCCGCCAACACGCCCTGATAATTCTGGTTATAAATATCCCCAGCATACTGGCTTTCTGGACTAAACATTGCGCCGGGATTAAACCCTTGCGCTTGCCCCAATACGTTTCCAGACATCATTGGACTCAAGGCACTTGGCCTCCCAAGAATTGCCATGAACGGGTCTGCGCCGGTTGCCTTATTCAGTCCAACCATTGACTGTGCAAACCCCTGTCGTTGTTGCTGGCGAGCAGACGCGCCCTGCAATTGTGCAAGACTCTCAATCGCCGCATCTCCAACACCATAGCCCATGCCTCTTGCTGCCTGTCCAGAACGAGCGGATTGTTGGATTTCTCGCCTCTGCCACGGGCTTAATTGTCCTCCAGCCTCCAAACCTTCTTGAGCCTGTTGGTTTAACGCGGCCATTAAAGCGGCCTGTTCTGGATTTGCGGCTTCTAGTGCGGCCCTTGCGCGTCCGCCCAGTTGTTCAATTGATTCAATGTCACTCTCTCGCTGCGCGGCCAACGTCTGCCTGTCCATCGCGGCCAACCTCGGCTGCGTGGATTCGTAAATGTCCAGCATTTGCGGGGCTATGTTTCTGGCAATATCAACGTCAAGTTGGGCATACTTGCCACGGAATTGTTTTTCTGCGGCGTATAATTCTGGAGCTAACTTAACTTGTGCGCGGGTCGTCGCAAAAATCTCTTTTTCATAATCGCGGGCGGGCGGGGCTTCGACATCGCCCTTTTTATACGACGGCACACCTCCGGCGGCTGGCTTTCCCATGCCTCCGGCAGCTTTCAGCCCTTGTTCTTCTCTTGGGTTTACAAAAGCAAGCCGTTCTCCCGGTGGCGCGGCCCGGTTTAGTGAGGCCGCCGCTTTAGTTAAGTTATCAATTTTCATTTCGCTATTCTGTAAAATTTATCCCACGGGTATGTTCGTAGTTTAGTTTCTCCGTTGGGGGTTACTCGCCTAAACATTATATAAGGCAAAGGTTCCACTGCGTCCATCAACATTCTTGGGCCACCCCCAGCCGCCCATCGAACATACCAAGCATCGGGTTTTTTAGCCCACCATTGACCGTGTGGATCAATTGATTTGTCAATCGGCTTCAACATCATAAAAAATTTTGGCGATGATAAAACAAGTCCTGCCACCATGTAGTTGTGTAGTTCGGCAAAAAACTTATCGGGTTCGCTATACAAGGCTTGAATTTTTTCAAACGGTGCGAACCCTTCTAGTTTTTTCACCAGTTCTGTTTTAAGGTGTCCCATCTATCCGATTATTGTTACTAGAAATTCTCGCCCTGCTGCTGGCGCAAGCGAAGATGCTTCCACCATGACCTTTAACGTCATATCTGTTGCCGCTCGAAGGTCGAACGGATAATAACTTATATCCGTCCAGATGTCGTCCTCCAAATCTTGTATACTGACCACAACGGTCTTTGTTTTTAGTCCATGCGTAATCGTCGCCACTTCTGAAGTACCGCTTCCCTCAAACGATACGTTTGCCGCATCGGTTCCCCATGCAATTGTTATTGAAAATTTCTTGGTCGCTCCCGTGGCCACGTTATTGACATTATTGATTACCTCCGTCACATAATTCGTATTCTCAACGTCGTAAACAACTGTGTCGCCTTCCTTCTGTGGAGAGCGGTGGATGTAACCTTTTTGGTCGTGGATGAAATTAAAAGCCGTGTCAATGTCTGCCGCCGTGATCTCGGCATTGTTAAGGACTGTGGTCACGCCGTCCGTGTCAATCGACACATCGCCACTTAAACTAACCAACCCCCAGTTTCCATCCGGCTGGATGATGGGAATTTGACCCGCTGTTCCCTTCGGCAAGTTAGTCAAGTCCAGCCGCAAGTTTTTGCTTAACTTGGTCTTGGTGATTGCGCCTTGAACTATGTCTTGGTTTTCAACCATCTTTAGCCTTTGTTTCTAGGATTCGGCTCTACTGTCCACTTATATTCCTCCGTAATGGTATTAAGTCTCCCGAAACAGGGGATGCTGTTCACTGTTTCACCGTAAAAGGTTAGCGTGGTGTCTATGTTTGTTGCGGTGGCCGCTGTTGTGATGGTGAACGAAGTGACTGACCCCGCTGAATTGACCGTTTCAACCTTACTGCCCACAGGAATTCCGGTTCCCGAAACATATTGGCCAACGGCTATTTTATTGCTGGAATCACAAGTGATCGTTACACTGGTATCGGTGGTATCACTACTCCCGTCTGTAAACGGTTCTTCCCCGCCATAAGCATAGTCAATTTTACACCGAATGTACTTTGCTAAAAACCTATCCCCGATTCGAGACAATAAAAAACTGGACGTTCCATCAGCAACCGTGTCCGTGATCGTCACTAGATCAACCCCACCCTCATGGGATAGTGAAGCAATGTCCGTTATATCTCCTGTGGGAAAGTTAATACTACTACTAAATTGCCAAGTAAAAGTTAGATCAGCGGTTTTATTGCAAGTAATCTCAAGGGTTGAGTCTCCACCTTTATCTACTAATTGCTGTGTCGGGAGATTTTTAATAATTTGCAAAGATGCTTTGGTTCCGTCAAACGTATTGGATAGTCCAGCGATGAACGCTGGATCACGCATGGTGTGAATCGAACTACCAATATTAAACGGATAAGACATTTTGTATTAAGCCGTAGATGCAAACGCCCCCACTTGGCTCCCGCTAAACGCCATTACTGAAAGAACAGCACTTCCTCCCGCTGGGATTGTAAAAGCTGGAGTTGCTGTACTATACTTCAACACTGACCACGCCTTGCTTCCCGATCCGGGGGCTAATGTGAGAGTGAAATTTCCACCTGTGCCGTTCGTGACATACAACACACTAGACTTCCACTCAATAGATTCTGACGGATGACCTGTCGGCGTAAGAGTTGTATTAGCATTGATCGCAAGCGTGTGTATCGGCTTGGTTACGTCCATATTGACGGAGGACGCTGGAGTGATCGTTTCAAATGTTCCAGAGTTGGATATGTTCCCAATAGTTATTGACTGCAAACTATATGAATCAGACGCATCTGCAAACAGGATTAAATCATTGCTGGCGGTGCTAGTTAGTGGAGTTCCACTATTCGCCCCTTTAATGATGTTGTTGTTGTCGTTGGTTCCAACTAATTTAGCGTGAGAGATGGTTGCGTCAGATGGTGTAATTGTGACGTTTCCGTTTGATTCAATAACCATTGACCCGTTCTCAATCGGACATTCTGTCGCCACGCTGCTAGTATTTCCAACAACAATAGACCCACTAGCCAGTGTTTCTAATTTACTAAATGCAATTGCTGCTGCATCAGCCACATCTGCATTTTCAATGTCGCCAGCAATGGTTATCGCTGGAGCCGCGCCATTACGCAGTGCTGCTCTTGTTACATTTGTCGAATCGGGATACGTCTCTCCCGGCGTTACTACTGCTGTGATTGCCATAATTAAATCCTTTTAGTTATCATTGTTTTACCCGGTAATGCCGAGGTCTTAACTCCCTTTACTTCACAAATACCCAAGTCGTTCGTGACTTTAAGTTGGACGAATCTTCCCTGCCCAGTAAACCGTATCTTGTGCATAGACTCCTGTTTGACATCTGGATCAAACCCAGTTGTGTTTGGTTCTATGGCCGTGGACAGGACTGTGCTGTAATCCTGCCGGAATTTCGTCATATAGTCGTCGCTTGCGTTGGATTCCACAAAATCTGCCTTATCGAAAGGCTTGTCGTACTTTGTCCGACTGAAATTGATATACTTGGTCGTGCCGTCTTCATTGGTCAGGACGGAGGAATTTTCAGACACGCCATCAAACTGCGCGGTTAGCGTAATTCCAGTGGCTCCAACCACGCCATTCGTGGCAAGCTGGAAATCGGCCTGTGTAAATTGCTTAAAATCCACGCTGCCAAACGAATAACCACGGGTCACAACTTCTGTGGAAATATTTGTATGCGTGATGTTCCGATTGCTTGTATTTGTGATGTCCACGCCTTCGTCTGTGTCGCCGCTATACATATCGTCGTCGTACAAACTTATGAAACCGTCTGTCGTCAGGAAGAACAGTCGTTCCGCCCCCAAATAACCGAAGGTGAACATATCCAGTATGCCAGTTTCGGCAGTCCAAGTGCCGCTTCCCAACACGCAAGTTCTCTCGTTTTTATAGGCGGCAGTTGAACAAGACCCGGCCTTGCCAATTTGATCGCTTTGGTCATGCCCACTCCATGCTTGGTTTTTAAAATCGTATACAAATACGGCATTGTTTTTTGCCGCACCATCAATGGGAACAGCCAAGTAGTATCGGTTGTTGTGATATGCGGCCACGGCATTGGTGGCGGCTTTCCAGTTGATACGATCAATGAGCGGCTGGATTGGCTCGCTAATAGGCACATCCAAGCCCTGCAACTTGCCAGACTCGGACACGGACAAACTCACAACACCGCGCTGGTCGCTCAAATACCAAATATCTTTGCCTACCGTTATTGCAGCTTTTTTCCCAATTAAACCACTGGTTCTTGTCAACTCATCCAAATAGGTGTCTGCCATGTTCCCGTAAAGATTGCGAACCGCATAAACACTATGTTCCTTGAAGCAAATCACGGTGGACTGGTCATACTTGACCAAGGCAACAAGTTTGTCTTCGCTCCCTTGATTGATTCGAAAGTTCGACAATACGGGTTGGTAGCGTGTGTAGTTCAAGTAATCCGACACGGCCACCAAGTCCCGGCTGTGTGGAATTAAAAGTCGATTCTGGAAGTATATTCCGGTGTCCGCATTTGGGATTGATTCTGTTCCATCTGAATCGTTTTCATCGATGCTAACATCAGAATTAAATTGTCCGCCGCTAAATGCGGAATCGGGGTTGGGGTTTGTGCTGTTTGTAAAAGGCGTACTACCCGCCGTAGTAATTGCCGTTTTACCAGCATCCCCGGCTTGAAATTGGGCAATTACAACTCTTGTACTATTGGCCGTCACCAAAAGCTGTCCGTTGTGACCGTTTGCGCTTTCAATTGCTGTCTTGAGGTTTGTGGCCGAAGCAATTGCACTACCGCCGTGTAAAAATATTATGTCTGATCCGCTTAATGCCCCGGTAGTTCCACTGGCTTTCGCAATGTAAGTTTTAGATGTTTGGTTCGTCGAGATCAACGTAATGGTGCTATCGACCACGGCGGCTGCGCTAAACGCAAATTGAGTAATTGGATTTGTAACTTCGTGGAAACCATCCCCCCGATTTTCCATTACTAGAGGAGTGCTATCTTTTCCGCGAAACATCACAACCACATTAAAGCACTGAACAAACTCCACGTTCTCTGGAATCGTCAGGCCAACTTGGAGTTTCAAAATTTCGTTGTTTTCCCGAATACCATAGATCGTTGTGCTTGTCGCGACCAATAACCAACTAATCCCATTAGTGGGATTGTCGAACCGGCCAACTCCGCGAATGTTTGAGAAGGCCGTTAAGGGTTTGCTTTTGAGCGTTCTTGCCGTTCTGAATGTCAGCGTTCCGTTAGTCACAGCACCCCCGGTAGTGGACGCGCTTAACTCAAAATGAGTGCCATCTGTGATTGAATCCACGGTAGCGTCCGCTGGAATACCAGTACCCGAAACATACAACCCCGCAACTATTTTTGTATCGGCATCATGCGTAATAGTTGGATCGTTGTTATAGTCGCAAGTTGCATTGGTAAAGCCCAAGGAAAACAACGCATCACTCCCGTGATTCCCATTACTGGTGTCGTTGGCTCCAACATTTGTAAGAGTATCGTTCGCCCAATAAACCTTCTTGATACCGCCCCGTGGAGAAACAACCCCATTTCTGAAGCGTATATTTTTAGCCGAAGACACAACGCCAGTCGGCAATTGTCCCGCATCCAGACGCGCATTAACCCCGGAAAATCCAGAGTCGCCGTCTATCAATGGGTCGGGTATTGGCATCAGTTTTTCTCTATTTCATATTCTAATTCAGCAACGGTTCGTAAAGCCTCCCGTGTCCATTCTGGACTCGCATAGGCCGCTTTCCTAAACCCCTCCATCGTCGTCAGTCTCTCCACGTTCTCCAACTGTGGTGTGCTGCACCCGCACCCCATCAATAAGAGCGTCAATACGGTCAACCTTTGCATCATATCTGTTCTTCGCATTCGCCTCTTTTATTCCGTCTGCGATTTTCAAAAAAAGCCGCTCCAGACTCGGAACGGCTCGGAGCAGTGCAACTATTGCGCTGACAAATCCCATTAGCCGGTTTTTTTAATCTTCGCAGCCACCTTCTTTATTGCGCCAAGTTCGGCAGCACTAGCTGCGTCGGCGGCGGCGTCAGCGGCAGCTTCCGCTGCGTCCTCGGATTTCTTGACTGCGTGTTTAAGGAACACCGCCAGCCCGCTGGTAACAACGAGTTGCAGCATTTCACCAAGTTCAAGGTCGCCAGTAAAATAGCCACCTATTGCACCAAGTATCGCAGTTATTGCCGTCCATACTGTTTTTGACTTTAACATAATCTATTTTTGTTTTAACAATTCTCTAATTTTCAACACAATATAAATCAAACTTGCCAAGGAAATCCCCACCTTGAGTATTAAATCAATGTTTACCATCCAGTTGGAAAGTCCTGTGAATGTCGCAATTAACACCTTGCCAGTATCCCAGTCGAAGAAACTCATTTGAAATGCCTCTTTGAAGGCCGCAAGTTCGTCTTCACGTTCTTGGGAACCGCCTTTATATTCTTCGGAATCGCTTTCAAGTTAGTCTTTATGTTCTTCGGAATCGCTTTCAAGTTAGTCTTCACGTTCTTCGGAATCGCCTTTATGTTCTTCGGAATCGCCTTTATGTTCTTCTTCACGTTCTTCGGAACCGCCTTTATGTTCTTCGGAATCGCTTTCAAGTTCGCTTTCACCCGATTAACTACCGACTTTACCCGACCAACCGTGGGCTTACTTGTTTCGCGGTTTGTTCTTTTTG